ACTTGTTTATGATGCCGCTACTGGTGAAATCAGAGATGACAGAAAACATATGTCAATGCTTGAAGATTTTTGGTTACCTCGTAGAGAAGGTGCAAAAGGCACAGAAGTTTCTACACTATCTGGTGGTCAGAATCTTGGTGAAATATCAGATGTTGAATATTTTCAAAAGAAATTATATCAATCTTTGAATGTGCCAATGTCAAGATTAGAACAAGAGAATTCATTCGCTATTGGTAGAGCCACTGAAATAACAAGAGATGAACTGAAGTTTTCACGATTCGTTGATAGACTTAGAGTTAAATTCTCTAAGGTATTTGACGACATTCTAAGAACTCAACTGATACTTAAGAAAATAGTATCAGAAGATGATTGGAAGAAGTCAAAAGAGTACATAAGTTATGACTTTCAGAAAGATGGTCATTTTGTAGAACTCAAAGAAGCTGAGATACTAAGAGAAAGAGTATCAACGCTGAATGATTTAGACGCATTCGTTGGTAAGTATTATTCTGAAGCTTGGATAAGAAAAAATGTTCTTAGACAATCAGAAGCCGAGATTAAAGATATCGATAAAGAGATTGAAAATGAAGGTGGTTCAGAAGGTGGTGAAGACGATATGGGATTTTAATAGGAGAATATAATGGAAAGTAAAACTAGAAATTTTGTAGATCAAGTTGTTAATGGTGACAACATTGAAGCTGGAGAGTCTTTTAAGGCGATCATGCAAGACAAACAACTAGATGCTATTGATTTAAAACGAGTTGAGATGCAACTTGATTGGATGAATAACGAACCTAAAAACGAGGATTAACAAATGGTATCATGGACACAACCAGGACAGGGATTCGGTTTAGAAGAAGCTACTCACGGTATTACAAACTGGACAGTAAATAGAAAACCTGATAATCCAAACGACAGAGTTGGTTCAGCTGTAGATAGAAAGATACAGTATTCACATATCTATATAGATGTTAAAAATTATAGTAAAGGTAATGTTAATGATTTGGCTAAACTATTACAGAAAGAATTGAATAATGTGATTCATGCTAAAGGCGATCACCGTGGTTGGCCATATGCTGGTAATGTAAAAGCTTGGAATAAAGAAGTTTTTAGTAATTTAGGTAAAAATAGAAATGATATTAAAGTGAAAGGTAGATCAATAATAATTACAAATAGTAAATTAGGACATTTAGGTTCTTCTAACATTGATGTTAATATGTTATCAAGAAACTTAGCTGAGTATATTGATGAGGTAGATTATAATTCTAAAGGTACTATTGGTCAAGTATTACATTTACAGAGATAAAGAAAATGAAAACTTTTAATGAACTTAGAAAAGAATTAGACGAAGTTACTTATAAACAAGATAAGAAGAATCATATTTCTTCTACTAAAATTAAGAAAACAGAAGTCGCGTATCACGCCGAAAAGAAAGGTTCTAAGAAAGTTCGTGTCTTTGTCAAACCTAAGTCAGCTAGAGATTTTGAAGAACTTGGTATATTCAAAGACATGGCTACAGCTAAGAAGTCAGCTGAACAGTTTGTTAAACTTATGGGTGAAGACATTGACGAGGGTATAAGTTTCTGGAAAGAAGCTGTAGAGAAAGTTGATGGTCCTGTAAATTTAGATGAAGCTGCTGAAATATATCATAGACGAGATGGAAAAGATATAGATTCTCAGACTATGAAAGCTATGACTAGAATGGCTAGAGATTATAAGTTAAAATTTAATAAAATAAGTAAAAAAGAAGTTGAAGTCAAAGGTGGGATGAAAAAATTGAATGATTTCGGTATGATATTTGTAGGTAGATCCCGTTATGGTGATCTCACAACAGTTTAAGAGGTAAAAATGAAATTAATATCAGAACAATGGTCCGATGATGTAAATTATCTAGTCGAAGAAGACCCTAAGACAGGTAAAAAGAACGCCTATATCGAAGGTGTTATGCTTCAGACAGAAGTTAAAAACAAAAATGGTCGTGTATACCCAAAAGAGGTAATGCAGAAAGAAGTTAAGAGATATACTAAAGAGTATATTGATAATAACAGAGCCTATGGTGAATTAGGACATCCTGAAGGACCAACAATTAATTTAGAGAGAACATCTCATCTAATAACAGATTTATATGAAGACGGAAATAATTTCGTTGGAAAAGCTAAAATTTTAAGTACTCCTATGGGTAACATAGTCAAAAACCTTCTTGATGATGGTGCTAGACTTGGTGTTTCTAGTAGAGGTATGGGATCATTAAAAGCTTCAAACGCTAAGGGCGGAGTTCAAATGGTTCAATCAGATTTTCAGTTGGCAACCGCTGCTGATATAGTCGCTGATCCGTCAGCTCCAGACGCTTTCGTAGATGGTGTTATGGAAGGTGTTGAGTGGATTTGGGATAATGGAGTGATTAAGGCTCAGAAAATTGAAGAATATAAACATTCAATAGCCAGAGCTAGAACACAAAAGTTACAGGAAGTTAAATTAAATGTATTTAATGACTTTCTGAAAAATTTATAATATATAAATACTATTTAAAGTTTAAAAATATATTTTTAAAGGGAGTATTCTAATGTCAAGTTTAGAAAACACAATAACAGAAGTAATGTCCGAGGAAGCTGCAAAGTTACCTAAGGGTGGTGCTGATGTGAGCCCTTCCGATGTTGGATCAGACAAAGACGCTGAAAAGAAAGCATCAGAATTAGCTAAAGCTGCTGGAGATTCTACTAAAGAAGCTCCAAAAACTAACGCTTCTCCTTCTGGTGATTCTATGGAAGTCGTTTCAGATGGTGAAACAAAGGTAGAAAAGGGTAAAGCTGTCAACCAAGAAGAAACAGAATCAGAAGACGAAGCTGTTTTAGAAATGGGTGGCGACATGACTAAAGCTGAAATGATGAAAGCAGCTGTAGATCACATGAAGAAAATGTCAGGTGAAGAACTACAAGCTATGTATTCAAAAGTTGCAGAAAAATGGTCAGAAGAAGATGGCGATGACGGCAAAGCCGAGTCACTTACGCGTAACGCTACTATTAGAAAAGTAGTAGAAGCATTAAAAGATTTAGAAGTATCTGAAATTACTAAACTCTTTACTAAAAAAGAAGAAGTAGAAGAAGATGCTGACGATTCAGTTGAAGAAGCTAAATCATCTAAAAATCAGAAAGAAATGGACGATATGGATGATGAAGAAGAAGACGAAGAAGTCAAAAAAGAAGAAGTTGAAATCGACATGACAGACGACATCAATGCACTAGTTGCTGATGAAGACTTGAGTGAAGACTTCAAAGCGAAAGCTAAAACTATTTTCGAAGCTGCCGTAGCTGCTAAAGTCAAAGAACAAATGACTGAAGCTGAAGCTAAGTTAGAAGAAGAAACAACACAAAAAATCGAAGAAATCAAAGATGATTTAACAGAGAAAGTTGATTCTTACTTAAACTATGTTTCTGAAAGCTGGGTCAAAGATAATGAGTTAGCTATCGAAAGAGGATTAAAATCTGAATTGACAGAAGACTTCATTAGTGGTTTAAAACAACTGTTTGAAGAACATTATGTTGAAGTTCCAGAAGACAAGTTTGATGTAGTTGAAGAACTAGCAAACAGACTTGATGAAATGGAAGATAAGTTGAACGAAGAAGTTGCTAACAACATCACAGCTCAACAAGATATCGAAGAACTTCAAAGAGAAAAAATTATCAACGAAGCGTCTAAAGACCTCGCTGATACACAAATTGAGAAGCTAAAACAACTAGCAGAAGATGTAGATTTCGAAGACCAAGAAACATTCGTAGAGAAAGTTTCTACTCTTAAAGAATCATATTTCGGAACTGGTAAAGTTGAAGCTGTCTCAGACGATAGCGCTGTAGTTAGTGAAGATGCAGATTTTTCTGGAGCGGGCGATGTAGCTCAACCAGTTAATGAAGGCATGGCACAATATACTGCGGCTTTAACCAAGTTTGCTTCGTTAGACAAGTAAACTTAAATAAGGAGACTATAAACAATGTTTATGTCAGAAAACTTACAAGAAAAATGGGCACCAGTCCTTGAGCATGCTGATCTTCCTAAGATTGAAGATAGCTACAAAAGAGCTGTAACATCCGTTATTCTTGAAAACCAAGAAAGAGCGATACAAGAAGAAAGAGGAGCCATGAATGAGGCCCTTGGAGCTGGTACTGGTACTGTAGCTGGAGCACCTGGTGGTGTTACAGCAACTGCTGCTAACTGGGATCCAATTCTTATATCTCTAGTTCGTAGAGCAATGCCAAACTTGGTAGCCTACGATATCTGTGGTGTTCAACCTATGACAGGACCTACTGGACTTATCTTTGCTATGAAAGCTAGATATGTTGACAGTACTACTGCTGTAGATAGAACAGAAGCCATGTTCAACGAAGCTGATACAGACTTCGCTGGTACAGGTACACACGC